AACGCAGGGTTGATGGCCTTCAGGTCGGCCAGGAACTGGCGATACCCGCCTTCGTCCTTGTGGTTGACCAGGTGGCACTCGTCGATGATCACCAGGTCAACGTGGCCGATCTGCTTGGCCTTGGTGCGGATGGACTGAATGCCAGCGAATGTGATCGGCTCACCGAGTTGCTTCTTTCCAATGCTGGCGCTATAGATACCCATTGGCGCACCTGGCCAATGCAGACGCATCTTCTCGGCGTTCTGTTCAATCAGCTCCTTAACGTGCGTGAGCATCAACACGCGCGTATCGGGCCAGTTTTGCAGAGCATCTTTGCACAGTGCAGCAACGATATGGCTCTTTCCAGATCCAGTCGGCAGCACCAGGCACGGATTGCCTTTACCGCCAGCCTCAAACCATGCGTATAGCTGATCAATAGTGCGCTGTTGATAGTCACGAAGCATTTGTCAAAATCCTCCATGCTTCTGCTGCGCATAATGGCACCTGCCCATTTCCAACGGCCTTAAGCCTGTCCACCCGAGAGGCCATCCCATCAGCCATTCGTAGTTCAGTGGCGTAACTTTCCCAAACGTTTTTACCCACTCTCTGCAAGACGGGTGTTTTTGCATTGATGGTGCGCAAAAATTTGCGATTGTCGTCGGCGTATGCAAGTAACCAGTATCGTGGCCGAATGTGGTCAGCACCCAAGTCCTGCGCGGATAAGGCAAGTGCTTTGGTTTTGTAACCCATCTGCTCAAGGTCATTGGCCGCTTGGTCAATCGCAACTCGGCTGACGTTTTCGGCAAAAACGTACCTAGGAGCGACATCTGCCACGACTCTCCGCATCTCCGGCCAAAGGTCGTCCGCTGTATTGCGGCCTCGAGCCGCTGATGAATAGGCTTGACAGGGAAAGCCGCCAGATACGACATCAACACGACCGCGCCACGGTCTACCGTCAAAGGTTTGAACATCATCCCAAATCGGGAAAGGCGGGAGTATTCCGTCATTTTGTCTGGCGACAAGTACGCTAGCTGCGTAGGGTTCCCACTCAACTGCACAGACTGTTCGCCATCCAAGGAGGTGTCCACCAAGTATTCCTCCACCAGCGCCTGCGAATAAAGCCAACTCATTTAGACTCCCATTCATCCAACAATCCTCCCGCCGCACTCTGCGCGCATGTTCTCCACATATTCATCGCCCAAGCTACACATTTTTGGATTAGCCAGAATCTCGCGGCTGGTGTAGACGTGCGCATCGCCTTCACCGTTGGCCACATCGCGGCCTTCGATGACGTAGACAGCCGTCCACTGGTCCAGGCCGTCCTTGCGCTCCCAGGGAACCAAGTCAGGGTGCAGGACGTGACTGTCGCAAGCCTGGCGCTGGAACTCGACAGGGATGCCATCGGCCTCGTGGCGCTCGCAGCGCCATGTGCTGTCCTCCTTGGCCGTGCTGTGCGCGCAGGTGCGGCAGTTGACGTGCTTGGTGGTCTTGGTCTCGTGGCAGAACTCGTGCGCATCGCAGAACTTGCACTGATACCAGCTCGGGTCGGTGCTGATGGGTGGCGGCATGCGGTCCTCCAGCGCCAGCCTGCGGCCGCGTGCGATGAACTTCTCGGCCACCTCTTTGTCGTAACGCACACGCTCGGTGTAGATGCGGTCATCGTCCTTGCAGACGGCCACATACAGGGCGCGGTCGATCTCGGTGCCGTGCATGTAGAGCTGCATCTGGACGAAGTGCTCGGGCTTGGACTTCTCGACCCCGTTCTTCTCCAGGTCGGCAAAGCTCTTGGAGCTGTGCGTCTTGAACTCGGCCACATGGCGCTTCTTGGGCGCTGCAGGCACGCCAGACTCGATGATGGCGTCGATGCTGCCGGACACATGCGCACCGAAGTCCACGCGCGCCTGCTGCCGGCTCGTGCGAACGTCCATGCCAATGGCGCGCAGGTCCGACACGATGGTGGCCTCCTCCATCTGGCCACGCCTGAACAGGCGCAGGATGCGGCCAGGAAACTGGGGCTGGACGGCCCAGCGAAACGACAGCCACAGCCACCTGTCACATGGGTGACCCAACTGGCTGCAGCCCATGTGTGGCCTGGGCGGCTCTGCCTGCTTCTCGTGGTGCTTGTCGATCAGGCCTTGGATGCTATGCTCTGGTTCGGGTATTTTCATGGTGCCCACTCTCCTTCTGTAGTTGCCAACTTGCCCCAGTCCTCTCACGAGGCTGGGGCTTTTCACTTCACTTCTTCTGCCAGGGCGGCGCGGCCTTGGCCGGCGCTGCAGAGGCTGCAGGAGCTGCTGCAGGAGCTGCAGCGGCAAAGGTGGGCGCTGCGCCACCATTGACGGCCTTGAACCCCTTCACATCATTGCTGGCCTCGTAGGTCTTGCCAGTCTTGTCGTCGGTGCGCGCAGGGCGCACGTCCAGCTTGACCTGGATGCTGGCACCGATGAGCTGATCGGTGTCCTGGACCTTAGCCAGGCCGATGGCGCGCATGATCTCGCCAAGCTGCTGGCGGCCGATCTCCTCAGCCTTGGCGCTGGCATTCTTGATGTTGAGGTTGCCGAAGACCACGCGGCCCTGGTGAGTCGGCCCGGTGATGTCGTAGCGCAGCTTGATGTACTGGCCATCGCCAGCGACCGTGCTCTTCAGCTCTGCCTGCGTGATGTTGGCCGTGTACCATCCAGCCGGCAGCGGCTCGAAGTTGTTGGTGCCCTGGGGCAGGTCAGATGCTGCAAAGGTTTGTCCGAGAAAAGCCATGATTTACTCCTTGGTGGTGATGGGTTCAATGGTGAAAGAAGGGCGGCCAGGTTTGGCCGTGATTGCTCCGGCGAGTGCTTTGGTGATGGACTCATCTGTCGCCTTCCAGATGGCCATGTTGATTTCCGGCTTCCACCGGAAAAGTGTGCTCAGGTGATCGGTCAGTCCGTGCTCGGCGGCCAGCTCCTGCACCTTGTCGGCGTCGACCTTGCGGTCGATGCGGCCGACGATCTTGATGGCGAAGCCAGGCGTCTTGACGTTCTCAGTGCCTTCGGTCTGCTCCGAAAAACCAGCCAGCTCGCGCATGGCATCCTCGAAGTCACGGCGGCGCTCGGTGGCCTTGCGCTCGGCCTCTTTGGCCTCCAGCCATTGGGCGGCCAGTTGTTCCATCGACTTGGTCATGATCACTTCCCTCCGATCTTGGCGATGATGGCTCCCAGATCAGGAGCCTCCCAGGCGTCCAGCTTCCCGCTGCGGTCCTTGGCCAGCCAGAGGCCGTCCGAGTCGCACATCAGGGCGCGCTGGGTGTTGTTCTCGCTGTCCTTCTCGACACGCAGCGCCAGCACCTCGTCGAAGAAGTAAGGCAGCGCCTGGCCGGTCTTGTTGCCAGGCATCGATGGCGCATACAGCACGCGGCCCATCTCGTCCTGGGTCTTCTCCAGCTTGGCGCTCATGTAGACGTGCCGGCCAGGCAGATCGCGGAATGCGCGGATGATGTCGGCCATCTGCTCCTGCATCGCACCGTAGGCCTGGCGTGGGTCTTTGGTGGCCTTCTTCTCGGCATTCAGGACCACCTCAGCGATCTCGCTGATGGAGTCGAGCGCCACCGACTGGAACCCCTTGGCCTCGTCGGACTGAGTCAGCCAGGTGTAAGCCTCCCGCAGCGTGTCCATGTCGCTGATCTCGATGAAGGGCAGGTCGGCGTCCTGGATGGACAGCAGGCCTCCTTCAGCAGACAGCACGATGGGCTGCGGCAGGGTCTTGATCAGTGAGGTCTTACCTGCACCGGCCTGGCCGTAGACCAGGACTTTCACACCGTTGGCAGACAGGCTGCCGGTCGTCTTTACGTTGATTGCCATGTTGGCTCTCCTTCTTGGTTGCTGCGCCTTCGGGCAATTCCGTTCGCGCAGTGGTTGAACTTTACCACGGTTTCCGGTTAAGATGTCAACACCTTGCGAAAATTTATCCAGAAAGAGAGGTCAGCGATGACGACACAGGAAGCAATCGACCATTACGGCAGCGTGAAAAAGCTGGCCGATGCGCTCGGAATATGGCCACAGGTGATCTACACCTGGGGCGACACGCCACCGATGGCGAGGCAGTACGAGCTGGAGGTCAAGTCAGGCGGCACATTGAGAGCAGATCGGCAGGTGGTCAATGGCTGATCTCTCCAAAGTCCTGGGCGGCCCCTGGTCGCCACCACCAGAGAAAAGAGTTGCACCACCAGAAGAGCAACTGATCGACGCCATCAAGTCGGCCGGCCTGGAGCCACCAGAGCAGGTGATCCTGGACGGCAAGATTCACAGGTTCAGGTCCGGCACCAAGGGCACAGGCGGCAAGGGCGGCGACAAGCCTGGCTGGTATCTGGTTTTCGGTGATGGCGTTCCGGCCGGCCGCTTCGGCTGCTGGAGAGCTGGCGTCGAGGTGACCTGGCGCGCAGACATTGGGCGCAAGCTCACATCGAGTGAGGAGATGGCACACGCCAGGCGAGTGGCCGAGGCCAAGGTGCTGCGCGATGCCGAGCTGGAGCGCCAGCACCAGGTGGCTGCCGACACGGTCGAGAAGATTTGGTCATCGGCCTCCGCGGCACACCCAGATCACCCTTACCTGGCGCGCAAGGGCATCAAGACGCATGGCGCGCGCATCACAGGCGATGGCAGGCTGGTGGTTCCTCTGTACGATCAGGACGGCACACTCTCCAGTCTGCAGTACATCAGCCACGATGGCGGCAAGCTATACCACCCAGGCGGCCAGACAGGCGGCAAGTTCTGGATGGTGGGCACGATGGACGAGCCTGGCACGCTGTTTGTGGCAGAAGGGTTCGCAACCGCGGCGACCATTCACGAGACCACCAGCAGGCCGGTGGTGGTGGCCTACAGCGCCAGCAATTTGGTGCCGGTGACTGGCAGCTTGCGCGAAATGTACGGCGCGACACAGGACATCGTGATCGTGGCCGACAACGACAAGTCTGGGGTGGGACAGCGATACGCGGAACAGGCCTCGGCCAAATTTGGAGCGAGGATGGTCATGCCGCCAATCGAGGGAGACGCAAACGATTATGCACAGGCAGGGCATGACTTGGCCAGTCTGCTGCTGCCAAAAAGCAACTGGCTGATCCCGGCCGACGACTTCTCGGCCCAGCCGGCCCCGATCTCCTGGCTGGTCAAGCGCTGGCTGCAGAGCCAGGCGCTGATCATGGTCCACGGCCCATCTGGCGGCGGCAAGACCTTTGTGGTGCTCGACTGGTGCCTGCGCATGGCCAGCGGCATGGCTGAGTGGTGCGGCCAGAAGGTGCGGCCAGGCAATGTGGTCTACCTGGCCGGCGAAGGCCACCACGGCCTGCGTGGTCGCGTGGCAGCCTGGAAGCACCACCACCAGGCAGGCTCCCTGGCCATGTGGCTGTCCAAGGACGGCTGCGACCTCAACACCCCGGCCGGCTACCTGCAGGTGGTTGAGCAGGTGCGAGGCCTGCCGGAGAACCCGGCCATCATCGTGGTCGACACCCTGCACCGATTCTTGGCCGGCGACGAGAACAGTGCCCAGGACGCCAAGACCATGCTGGACGCCTGCAACAGCCTGATGAACGAGTTCAACTGCAGCGTGATCTTGGTTCACCACACTGGCGTGGCCGAAGAGGCCCAGCACCGAGCGCGCGGCTCCAGCGCCTGGCGCGGCGCGCTGGACATCGAGATCAGCATCGTGCCAGGCAAGGATGGCGTGCCCATGCAGATCGTGCAGCGCAAGTCCAAGGATGCCGAGCTGGCCCAGACCGTCCACGTTGAGCTGCAGCAGGTCACCATCCCAGGCTGGTATGACGAGGACAACCAGCCGGTCACCTCCGCGGTGATCGTCCAGGCCCAAGCTCCGACAGTGGCCAGGAAGGACAGCAAGATCGACAGCCATCGCAAGACCTTCGAGAACGCCTGGTGGGCGTCCGGTGCTGAGGAGCGTAATGGTTTACCCTACCTCAGCAGGTCGGCAATGGTCGACTACCTGGTCCAGAAAATGGACGTGAGCGAGGCCTCGGCCAAGGTCTACATCAAGCCAAGCGCCACCGGAAAACCCATTGCAGACCTGCTGGTGGCCGAGATCATCGAGGCCTTCGAGCACGGCTGGCTGGTGGTCAACGATGCGCACGCCAGCTCCATGCTGATCCGAAAGTCGGAGCGCTGAGATGAGTTATCCACAGACTTATCAACAGGTCCAGGAAGGGAACAAGGTAACGGAACGGAAAAAAACGGAATTCCATTCCCTGGGCAAAACGGCGGAAAAAGGGAACGGAACGGAACACACACCTTTAGGTGTGTTCCCAGTTCCCTTCCGACGCGGCGCGTTTCCATGCCGCAGGCTGGTTGAAACGCAGAGAAAAGTTATCCACAGAAAAGTAAGCAGGCACTAACATGACACAGACCAACGTGAACGAGATGCTGGCCGGCCGTGAAGGTCGGTATGGCAGCTTCCAGGGACATGCCAGGATCAGCCAAGACCTCAAGGCTGCCATGCACGAGCGCAGCGGCTGGGATGGTCTCCAGGCCGACCAGCGTGAAGCCCTGGAGATGATCCAGCACAAGATCGCGCGCATCCTGAACGGCGATCCGAACTACGCCGACAACTGGGTCGACATCGCAGGCTACGCCACCCTGGTGGCCAACCGGCTGGAAAAAGAGGACAATGCAGCATGACCACAAAATCCCACAAAGCAAAGGCCGCGGCGAAGAAGCCGGTCAGGAAGCACGAGAACAAGGCCGACATCTGCGCCTTGGTGCTCTCGGGCATGCGTGGCGGTCTGAGCGCCTTCAAGGCATGCGAGGCGGCTGGCGTGTCGCAGAGCACGTTCAACCTGTGGCTGAATGAGGACGCAGAGCTGGCTGCAGAGTACGCGCGCGCGCGCGAGGACTTGATCGAGCGCATTGCCAACGAGGTGATCGAGCTGAGTGATGCCGATGTCGGCCTGCAGCCGGATGGCAAGAAGGACTGGGCGGCGGTGCAGAAGCACAAGCTACAGGTCGACACCCGCAAGTGGCTGCTGTCTAAGCTGGCACCGAAGAAGTACGGCGACAAGCTGGAGCTGACTGGCGACCCTGACCGGCCGCTGGCCATCCAGAAGATCGAGCGCGTGGTGGTCGGAAAGTGACGACCCTGCGCATCGAGACCCCACAATGGGCGCTGCCGCTGCTGGAGCCTGCGCGCTACAAGGGAGCCTTCGGCGGCCGCGGCTCCGGCAAGTCGCACACCTTTGCCGAGATGCTGATCGAGGCCCACATCATGGACCCGACCAGCCGGTCGGTCTGCGTGCGCGAGGTCCAGAAGTCCCTGGCGCAGTCGGTCAAGCGCCTGCTGGAGCTAAAGATCGAGGCCATGAACGCTGGCGCTTACTTCGAGGTCCAGGAGGCCGTGATCAAGTCCAAACGCGGCGACGGCCTGATCATCTTCCAGGGCATGCAGAACCACACGGCAGACTCGATCAAGTCGCTGGAGGGCTACGATCGTGCCTGGTGCGAGGAGGCACAGAGCCTCTCCCAGCGCAGTCTGGACCTGCTGCGGCCGACCATCCGCAAGCCAGGCTCCGAGCTGTGGTTCACCTGGAACCCGAGCCAGTCCAGCGATCCGGTCGACCAGCTTTTGCGTGGCGACAAGCCACCACCGGACTCGGTGGTGCTGGAGGTCAACTTCGACGACAACCCATGGTTCCCGGACGTGCTGCGCTCCGAGATGGAGTACGACAAGTCACGAGACCCGGACAAGTATGCGCACGTCTGGCGTGGCGGCTACCTGCAGAACAGCAGCGCGCGCGTCTTCCGCAACTGGAAGATCGAGGAGTTCGAGGCACCGAAGGACGCCATTCACCGGCTTGGCGCTGACTGGGGCTTTGCCACTGATCCGACCGTCCTGGTGCGCTGCCACATCGTCGGCCGCACGCTGTACATCGATCACGAGGCCTACATGGTGGGCTGCGAGATCATGAACACGCCAGAGCTGTTCATGACCGTGCCGGAGGCCGAGAAGTGGCCACTGGTGGCCGACAGCTCCAGGCCCGAGACCATCAGCCACATGCGCAAGAACGGGTTCCCGAAGATCATGCCGGCCGTCAAGGGCAAGGACTCCGTGGTCGAGGGCGTCGAGTGGCTGAAGTCCTACGACATCGTGGTCCATCCACGCTGCACGCACACCATCGACGAGCTGACGTTTTACAGCTACAAGACG